TTGAATGTTAAGTCCATAATCATAGAAACTGGTTCTCTATTTTCATAAGTTGCATAAACACCTTCACCAGTATAGTTGACTGATATATCAGTTAAGAAGCATTGCTTAAATTTATGTAAGAATGGATGATTTCTAAATCCAGTTTTATACCTTAATTGAAATACGTTTGGAGTATTTAAAAATAAACTTACACCACCACGACCTGAAGTAACTTTAGGTGCCATATTCATTTTCATTGTTCTTATAATTAACTTACATTGCTCTGCTTCTTGTTGACTTCTAGGAGTCATTTTGAATGAGAATCTGAAGTTTCTTATTGTAGGACCATTAAATAACAATTCCATGTTAGGGTTTAATATTTGCCCTTCTGATCTTGCTAATAATTGGTTAATAGAAACATTACCACCTAAAGAACCTACCATTGATGTTGCTAATTTTTTGGTGATTAATGATTTTGCACCATCAACAGTTAATCCTGTAGACCCAAATGCTGCTTTAGCAGCATCTCCACTTGCTTTAAATCCTCCAACAAGGTTTAATGGATTTTCAGCTAATTTCGCACCAGCTGCAGTTGGAACATCTATACCAGCTTGAAGAGCACCACCTTGTAAACTATTAAGTTCACTATCACCATAATTAACTGCATTACTATCTTGAACCTGAGATGGTATTTGTAGTAATACTGTTCCTTTATTAACTAATGATTGTGTTGATAATCCACCAGGCACTCTTGATCTGGATGGGATTCTTCTAGTTCCAGGACGACTTAATAAGTTATTTTCATTATATTCACTTTTTCTTGAAGGTTCATATTCTACAATATCAATTTGTAAATAATCTGTTTTTTCTGTGAGTGCTTCAAATGGATATCTTAATACACCGCCTCTATCTTTGTAAGTTCTTTTAAGTTGTTCTTTGGGTAATGCTGTTGTTGTTGATTTTTTTTCTGGATCATTATTATGATCGCTAAGATCAACATTAAGGTTATCTTTAAATGATTTGAGTGTCGTTTCAGGAATTTTAGGATTTAGAGTATAATCTGCTCCTGCACCAGATCCATCTACACCAGCACCAGCAATTACTTTAAACCCTTCAAAAAATTCTCCAACACGCAAAAGAGGATTCTTACCCTTATTTCGGTCTTTCCATGTACCATTCTTTTGCATCTCTGCTTTTTTAAGTCTCCCTTCAAGAGTATCCCAATAACTTATACCTGTTGGCATTATCGACCCTATATATTGATTTTAACTATTTAGACGTATTTTTCCATAGGGAATAGAACGTAAAGATTCTATCTCTTCTGAAGACACAATATATAGATTTCCAATCATCTCCTGCCATGTATATTGTCTCACATTTCCCCAATGAAAATTCAATCCTTTGAAACCCCAATTAAAAACATCTGTGACTGCAACTAGAGGAAATTCATCATATCTAATACCAGCAGTTTTTGGTTGATATACAAAAGTATAATAGTTTCCTGCTTCAGGAGACCCTTCTGCTTCGGGTAGTGCTTCTAGTATTTCTAGCATTAAGTCATCAGGACTTTCAACTCCAATTAAATTATCTGATATTTCTGCAATTCTATCCATTACTTAATACCTAGTTCGTTCTCTGTTAAGACTTTAAATTCTAATTTACGATCCTTACAATATTCTGTTGCTGCTTCCCATTTTGCTTGATTTTTTACATATTCACATACTTCACGAACATATGCTTTTGTTTTTGTTTTCTGTACTTTAGGTTCAATGCATTGCTTCTTTGGTTTTATTTCAATTACATATTTTTTAATTTGTCCAGTGTTCTCTCTAACTTTAATATAGAAGTCTGGAAAGTATCTATGAGCACGATTATCTATGGGAGATATATAACGAATAAAAAATTCTTCACTTCCCCATTCTAAAATATTTTGATTACTATCACAATATTTCATGAACTTTAGTTCCCATAAAGAACGGTATATTATATTAGTATAATCACCTTTATACTTCGTTGGAACTCTAGGTCTAAATTTTCCTTTATAAGACATCTAAATAGAAATAATATAAGACTCGTATAAGGTATTTAGAGTGGCAGGAATAGTACAAAGGATAACGATGCAGGAGGTCAAGGAGAAACTTGGTAAGCTGTCGTTAACAAACCAATACCAAGTTCATTTCTCAGCATTGAAACCAACGATAACTGATTATCTTGAATCTATTGGTCTTGATAATGCAAAAAACTTTTTATCTAGGGATGCAGGAATACTTTGCTCTGAAGCATCATTACCTGCAAGTGCATTTGCAACTGGTGAAGTAACGGATAATTTTATGGGTATTCCTCAAGAGTTTGCTCATACTCGTTTATATACTGATATTGATTTTACTTTTTATGTGGATCAGGAATATACATTATTAAGAATTTTTGAAGGATGGATGGATTATGTTTCAAGTGGGGCAGATGGTGATGGTGTTAGTTTAGATAATGCTGGTTTCTATAGAAGATTTAAGTATCCAAATGATTATAAATGTGATACAATGAGTATTACAAAGTTTGAAAAAAATATTGAAAGAACTTTGATGTATGAATTTAGAAATGCTTTTCCAAAATCAATTACATCTTTACCTGTTACTTATGGTACAGCAGATCTTTTAAAAGTTACAGTCAGCTTTAACTATGATAGATATATTGTAACTAGAAGTTCAAATTAACCCTATAAATAAATTTACTGAAGTGTGAACACATTATGCCTTTACCAAAGATTAATACTCCGACTTATGATCTTACATTACCATCAACTGGAAAGAAAATTAAATATCGACCTTTTTTAGTCAAAGAAGAAAAAATTCTTATCATGGCATTGGAAACTGAGGATATTTCTCAAATTACAAATGCTATTGTTGAAATATTAAATGATTGTATTTTAACAAAAGGTGTAAGTGTCTCTAAACTTGCTACTTTTGATATTGAGTATTTGTTTTTAAATGTTCGTGCAAAATCTGTTGGAGAAACTGTTGAAGTGAATGTAGTTTGTCCTGATGATAATAAAACATCAGTGCAAATGGAAATTAATCTTGATTCTATTAAAGTTCAAAAAACTAGAGGGCATAAAAATATCATCAAACTAGATGATCAATATTCTATGAAACTTAAGTATCCATCATTAAATCAATTTATTGATAGTAATTTTGAATCTGATGAGGAAAGTGATGTAGATAAATCAATGAATATGATTACCTCATGTATTGAAATGGTTTATGATAAAGAGGAGAGTTGGAGTGCTTCTGATTCTACACAACAAGAATTAGAAGAATTTATCGAACAGTTAAATAGTAAACAGTTCAAATCAATTGAAAAATTCTTTGAAACAATGCCTAAACTTTCTCATAAAGTTAAGGTAACCAATCCAACCACTGAAGTGGAATCTGATGTAGTATTGGAGGGACTAGCAAGTTTTTTCACCTAAGTATGGCTCATACTAATCTTGAGTCATACTATAAAGTAAATTTTGCCTTAGTCCAACATCATAAATACTCTTTAACAGAGATAGAAAATATGATCCCTTGGGAAAGGGAAGTGTATGTGACTTTATTACAACAATACCTTGAAGAAGAAAAATTAAAGCAACAACAGAGTGGCAATTAAAAGAAATTTGATGGGTTCAACCCTCAAAAAAACTAAGATTAATAAAAACACTTTTTCAATGGGTGGGGGATCTCTTGCGGATAAAGTTGCAAATAATTCAAGAAAAATTACATTAATAAAGAATGTTATATCTACAGGAAAATCTGATTTAGGTAGTAAATTAGCATCTATAGATGGTGGATATAGTAGTCCAGAATCGGATTTAACAGAAATAAATGAAACTCTTAATGATATTGGTAATGCATTAGCATTAGATTTTGCAAATAGAATTGCAATAGAGAAGGGAGAAAATAAAAGATTAAAGACTGATGCATCAAAACAAAAAAATAAACGTGCTGAAGGTAGAATAGAAAAATCACTTAAAGGTGGATTAACTAAAACAATAGCACCAATTGTGAAGCAGGGTCAAAATATATTAGGTCTTCTGGGTACAAGTGTTTTAGCTAATACTTTACTTGGTATGGGTGGACCTGCTGGTGCTGGTAATAATGATAATACTGATGATACTGGTGACGATAAAAAACCAGGAATGCTTTCCACCATGAAGAAAAATTTAAGTCTTTCTGGTACAAATATTAAAAATTTTATTGGAGATCGAATTAATAATATTAAAGACTTTGGATCAGTTCTTGGAAAAAATATATCAAAACCATCAAAAGCTGTAACTGATGCTAAAATTGAAACTACAGAAAAGAAGGTAGAACAATTAAAAAAAGAAGGTGTTGATGAAGGCACAGCTAGAGCATTGGTTGATGCTGTTCCAACTAAAGGTATTAATAAAGATTTGGAGAGTGATGGTTCTTTAAAACCAGTAACTCCTCAAGTTTTTCGTAATACTAATATTCCTGGTGATATTGGAGGAAATGCCTTTGGTGGTATAATGTTTAATCGTATGATTCCACCAAATCTAAACAAAGTAAATAAGAAGAATAATGTAACTGAGATTACATTACCAACAGAAAAATTAGAAAGACAAAATAAATCAAAGTCTGTTGGATCAACAGAGACAACAGTTGTACCATATGTTATTTCTGTAAATGAGTCTAACGATCATATGACCAAAACTCCAGATATACATGGGATAATATTAAAGTAAGATTATGGCATTATTTACAGGATCAGCAATTTTAGCAGGATTGGGAAAAGGATTGTTAGGTCTTGGAAAAGGTCTATCAAAAGGCATGACTGCTGGTAGAGTGATGAAGACTGGAGCAAAGATAACTGCAGGTAATAAAATTTCTGCACCTAGACAAGAAAATACCTCACAAACAATATCACCAAGTTATTATGAAGAACCAAAAAAACAATCAGTATTTAAAAGAACAGCAAGTGATGGTTCGATAGAATCGGTTAAAATAACTGTAACTAATATTAAAAGTGTTTTATTTAAAAAACAAAAACAATTAGCAAAGAGAAGAAAACATAATGCCGATTTAGAAAGACGATTTTCTGATTTAGAAAATAAAAGATCAGCAGGAGGAAAAATAGGAAAAGGGTTTGGAAAAGTATTGTCTCCATTTTCGGGTATTATGTCTGGTATTGCAAGTGCTATTCCACTTATGATAGCAAGCATACTTGCAAATACATTACTTTCTGATGGAGTAGTGAGTGAAGAAGAGAAAAAAGAAAAACTAACAAAAAAATTAATCGGAGATAAAGAAAAACCAAAATCTAAAGGGTGGAAGAGATGGTTGGGAGGTGCTGCTGATTTTATATTACAAGATGCGACTGATTTTGATAATAGAGGTGTATCTGGAGGTGAATCTGCAGCAGATATAATAAATTCAGACTCAAAATCTACGAAAAATAAGAGTGAGACTCCTAAACGTAGATTTTTTGGAATTTTTGGAGGAAAAAAGAATGAAGAGAAATTGAAAAATTTAAATGATACTAGTCTTATAGATAATGATAATGAAGTTACAAATACTCTTATTATCAATAGACCCATTGAAGTACCAGCAAAATAGGAAAGTATAATGTCATCAGGAAGTGCATCAAGAGCATCATTATATACAGTAATGGAGATTCAGAAACTTGTGAAGTCTGGAAGATCTTCTTCTGGTTTTAAGAGAGCTGATATTACAGGTAGAACTGTAGTTTTTAACTATTTTGAAAGTTTATATTCCCCAGAGGTAACTGCTAATTTAATTTTTGTCGATGCTGGTGGATCTCTTCAAGCAGATAAAGATCAAGATACTCAAGAAAGATTGGGAAGTATTAAATCATCACTTCCAATTACAGGTGAGGAAAGAGTAGCAATAAAAATTGAATCTAAATCTGGTATTTTAGATTTTACAAAAAATCCACTTAGGGTTGACGAAGTTCCTAGCACAACTTCAGAATCAAATCGAGAATCTATATTTCTTTCTCTTATTTCTGATCCACTTCTTAGAAATTTAGAAATTAAAGATCCTACTAAAACATATACAGGTAGAATAAGTGACACTGTTAAATCTATATTGAAAGATTTGAGAATAAAGAAATTTGATATTGATCCAACACAAAATAATTATAATTTTATTTCTAGATCAAGGGGTGGATTGGACTTAATAACAGATTTATGTAGAAGGTCTATTCCTGTAAATGGAGATCCTGGATATTTTTTCTATGAGACACAAGATGGATTTAATTTTAAATCAATTGATAGTTTGATTTCAAAAAAACCAGTAGAAACATATACTTATACTGGTGGGTTACAATCAAATTTAGATAATGATGAAAATGATTTTAAAATTGTTAGAGAACCTAATTTTATAAAAGATCAAAAGGTACAAGAAAGAAAAAAATGGACTAGTTCTCGTAATATATTTTTTAATCCTTTAACTTTAAAAACAGATGAAGCAGTATATACTATGAAAACAAATTTACCTAAAAAAACTTTAGGTAAAAAGGTTACATATACTGATGATATAAAAGGATATACTACAACACGTGAGCATGTATTAGATATTGGTAGTTTAGGTGATGTCAATGAGTTAACTCCAAATAATGATCCAAGAGAGTGGCAAGCAAAATCTCCTATGAGATATAATCTTCTTCATTCTCAAATAATGGAAATACAAGTTCCATGTAATTTAAAATTAAGAGCAGGGAATATAATAAGAGTTGAATTTGAAAGACAAGGTGATGATAAATCATTAGGTGGAATAGATGAACAAACGAGTGGTAATTTTTTAATATTGCATCTATGTCATCATTTTGATACTAAGAGATCATTTACTTCTATGACTCTTATTCGTGATACTTATGGAGTGCATACTGGAAAATAGATATGAAAAAAAATAAAAACGGTTTTTTTGGAGATGGAGTAGAATTTTGGATAGGTAGAATAGTACCGTTCAAAGAACAACGAACATTAGTCTCTGGTGATAGTTGGGGATATAGATATAAAGTTCGTATCTTAGGTGATTATTCAAATAATGATACTGTTGAGGATAAAGATGTTTATACTGCACAAGTTTTAGTTCCTCCAACTGCAGGAACAGGTGGTGCAGGTAGAACGGAGACTGTTAAATTGTCTCAGGGTGATTTAGTTATTGGTGTATTTTTAGGACCTGATAAAACAAGTCCTGTGATTCTTCATGCTTTTATACGAACAGATCGAGTTGAGTTTGGTGATGGTAAGACAGATCCTATAGGTGGTCTAACTGAAGGAGTGGGACCAGGTTTAATGGAAAAACAGGAGTTTTCACAAACATCCCTTCCAAATACTCCTACATTAAAAAAACAGGCAAGTAAAGGTGGTGGTAAAGGTAGAAAATCACCTCTTGGAGGGTTGGCAAAATTAGCAGGTGGATTGAGTAATATACCTGCTGTTGGTGCTTTTGGAAAATTTAGTGCTGGATCTAAGGCAATGACAGCAATGAGAATTGCTAAAAAATTCTTTTAAAAAATTACTGCTAAATATAGATACAGGAGGATAAATTTATAAAATGACTGTAATTAATGAAACTGAAGAATTAGGAAAGATATTTACTGCACCACCAAAAAAATTGGATGAGAAGCAGATAAAATATTTTACTACTCTTATACAGGATAATCCTGATGGTAAATGGGATCCTATAATTAAAGATGTAACAACTCGTTATCCAGATAATTTTAAAGGTGTAAATGCTTTTAGTAGTGTGGAGAAGGATAATCTTTCTGTTTCGGATTATGATGCATTTTTATCTAGAAGTGAAATATATAAAAAAGCAAATAATAAAGATGTAGAAGCTGGATCACTAACATCAGGAATGTCTTTATTAACAGCATCTAAAGAATTAAAAAGTTTTGCTGTTAAAACAGAAAGTGCATTAACTAATTTTATAAATCTAGCAACTAAAGCAGATAATTTTCTACTTGATCTTCCTGGTGAAATTAAAGGTGTAACAAGTTTAATTACAAATGCTGCAAAGGGTTATGTTGGAAAAATAGGTAATGCACTTTCAGAAGCGTTAATTGGTGGTATAAAAAGTGGATTGGACGGAGTTGCTTCACAAATATTCAGTGCTTTTAAAAGATTTAAAATTGCATTGCCAAAAGTAATTAATGCACAATCTGCTTTACTTAAACCTATAAGTGCTGTTTTTAAAGGTTTAAATTGTCTGGGTCAGAAAGTAGCAGATTCTTTACAAGGTGCTATTGAAGATATGTTGACTGGAATGGTGAAAAATGTATTAAATGCTCCTGCTTGTGCTATTAATCAATTTCTTGGTGCTGTAACTGCTAAAATTAATTCAGCAATTGATTCTTTTGTAACTCCTCTAACTGGTGGGATTAGTAAGATTTTAGGACCAGTATTTAAAGTAAAAGATATTCTTAGTAAAGGTATTAATTTAGCAAATAAAATTGGTGATTTTCTTAATTGTCAACCTAAAAATTCAACTGATAGTAATGGAAGTAATGTAAAAGTAATTGATGGTCAACAGAAAGCACCGAAAAGTCAAAAAGAACAACAAAATATGTTTGATAAAGCATTAGATGCTGCAAATAATAGTACTAGTTTCCTTGATAAAAAACTAGATCAATTAGATTCGGGTGTTGCTGGTATTGGAACTGCAGTTGAAGAAGGATTAACTAATTTTGAAAAGGAATATGGGCAGTGGAGTATATTTGGTTCTAAGGTTAGTGAAGCATCAGATCATGGTATTGGAACTGATTGTTATACTGGAAATATATTTGCATGTGGTTCCCCTAAAGTTTCATTCTTTGGTGGAGATGGAATTGGTGGAGCAGGAAAAATTCTTCTTGGTAAGTTTATAGATAAACTTGATCCAGATGATATCTATGGCGACATTAGAAGAACTGCGAGTATAGTTGGTGTTGAGATGACTGATCCTGGTGAAGGATATACTGAAGCACCACTTGTTGAGTTCAGTGATAGTTGTGATCAAGGATATGGTGCTTTTGGTGAGGTAATTATCGATAAAAATATAAATTCACCAACTTATGGTCAAATAACTGCTGTTACAATTTTAAGTGAGGGTGAGAATTATCCTGTTGATTTACCTGCTGATGTTAGTGATGAGGTGTATATTACTGATATTATAGTTGAAAATCCTGGTACTGGATATGAAAATGCTACAATTGATGATAAATGTTTAACACTTAATACCGTGGATGGTCAAATTACAAGTATTGAGATTTCTTGCCAAAAACCATACACAACTTTACCAGATATAACATCTCTCATAGTAAATCCTGGATTAGGTGCTGTTCTTAGACCAATTATGTCTTCCACTCCAAGAGTATTGGATCAAGCAGTTCTTGAATCTGTTGATTGTGTGGGTGACTTCCCAGAACCTGGAGAATCATAATATGAATCAAGAAAGTAGAGAACTAAAAACTATAGGACCACTTCTTATTGAGTCAGGCACTCAAAGAGTAGGTGTTGCAGGAAAAACTGTATATTTTATTGGATCAAAGAATAAAGATGGTGTAAAAAATAACATATCTTTTCATGAAGGAAAAGGTTTAGCACGTTATTATACTGAAAAAGAATTTCAATTAGAAGCTGGTATAAAATGTAAAGATAATGAAATTGCTTGTAGTACAGTAGTTCATCATGGAAGTTATACTGTTAATGCTGATAGGGGGGAGATTAAATTAAGTGGAAAAACTATAATTATAGAAGCTGCAGATGAACTTCATCTTCTAGCAGCTAATAAAATTCAAATTGGATATCCAGAACCAGGTGGAACAAAACAAGTTCTTACCAATGCTGATATAGTTCATACTGAAACTAAAGGTGGTAATATTGGTGATCTTCTTAAGAAAAGTAGTATGTTTGCAGCATTTGCAGGTAGTTTTGTTCCAGGATTTTCATTAGCATCTGCAGCAGCTGGTATGTATGGTGGTGCTACTCCTGGTGGATTTAGTCTTGGATCTCTTGCTAAAACTGCTGCTACTGCATATGGTGGTCCTGTTGCAGGTATAGTTGCTGAACAAGCAGTTAATGAATTAACAAGTTAAGGAGGATAAATGACGCAACCATACGATAATACTAACGTTAATAGTGGGGATTCAATATTTCAGGACGTGTATGTCTATGGGAAATTTAATTATGATTTTAGTGGCGACAGTCCAATTTTTGACAATGTTTATATAAAAAATAATTTATATGTTGGTGGTTTATCTACACATGTAGGTGTTGCTACCTTCAAGGATGATGTATTCATTGATGGAGATCTTTCTGTATTAGGTGAATTTAATGTAGATTACCTTACAGTTTTCCAAAGATTTGATGTTGGTGCTGCTGGAACAGTTTTTACTGCAATATCCACATCAACTGAATATACAACTGGAAATAGAGTTGGTATTGGAACTACACAACCAATGGAATATTTCCAGATTGGTGATACAAATAATTTAGATTTTAGTCCTATTGTAGTTACAGGAGTAGGCACAGTTGGATTAGGAACTACGAATCCTGGTTTTGGTATTACTTCCTTTAATAATACAACTCAAGGAACATTATCTGCTGACTTTGAGACTATATCAATTAGGAGAAATATATATGACTCTGGTGGTTCTCATGGTAATAACGGAGCATTTTTAAATAGAGATGAAACGGGTGTTAGATGGGTAACCTTTGAACCTGCTTTTTCAGAGGGTATTTTTGTTCAAGATGAAGGAACATATATTCCTCAAGTTGGTACTGCACAATCATTTACAGTTTTAAATTATGTTCAGTTGAATAGTTTTGGTACTGGAACCGACATAATGATTCCTATACCAGATCCAGGTAATCCTTTAGAAATAGCAAGAATACAGCATAAAGATTTATGGGGATATAATGGAAATAATGTTTATCGAATGTCAAATGTTGGTATTCAAAATAATTCTCCAAGTTCCACATTAGATATAACAGGAACTGTCCATGCAACAGGTGCAGTTGATTTTGATTCAACACTAAATGTAGATAGTGACACTACATTAAACGCTACACTTGATGTAGATGGTGCTACTACACTTAATAATATACTAGATGTAGATGGTGCTACAACACTTAATTCTACTTTAGATGTAGATGGTGGTACTACTCTTAATAATACACTAGATGTAGATGGATTGTCTACTTTTAATGATACCACTGATGCTAGTAGCACCTTAAATGCCTCAGTTCAGATTGACGGTGGTGTTGGTATTGTTAAAAAATTACATGTTGGTGGAACTGTAACAATTGATGATGCCACTCAATCTAATGATAAAGATACTGGATCTTTAATTACTGAAGGTGGTATTGGTATTGAAAAGAATTTAAATGTTGGTGGAAATGTAGATATCATAGGAACATTGGATGTTACTGGTGTTGCTAGATTTAATAATACGACTGATGCATCAAATTCTACTTCTGGTGGATCAGTAACAATAGATGGTGGAACTGGTATTGCTAAAAAATTATTTGTTGGTGGTCAAACAAAAATAGAAGATACTACTGATTCTACAAACAAAGATTCTGGTGCTCTTATAGTAGAAGGTGGTGTTGGTATTGAAAAGAAATTAAATATAGGTGGTCAAACAAAAATAGAAGATACCACAACATCAACAACTAAAGATAATGGTGCTCTTGTAGTTGAAGGTGGTGTTGGTATTGAAGAGAATTTAAATGTAGGTGGTAATACAAAACTAATAGGAACCTTAGAATTAGAAAATTCTATCATTGATAAGTTGCAGAGTAATGGTTATGATGTTAGTCGTTTAAAAAATGATTATAGACTTTCTGCTGTAGGTGCTGGTGTATCATGGAGACCATCTGGTGTTGAGACTGAAAATGCAGTTTGGGTTACTGTAGATGGTGACACTCGTAACTATTATTCCTCAGAATAGAGTTAAAGATGTCTTCCATGTTCGTAGAGGATGTTTAATACAAAATCTTAACTTCTCAGGACCATCTAGTGATGGGAAGGGTGGTGTTTCAATAGCACATACTGATGCAGGTGCTGTTGCTTTCCCACCAACATCTACTGCTGTTAGTGCAGGAACAGATTTTCAAGCAGTAACTGGATATACTGAATTTGGTCCTGCTGATGAGGGTGCTACTGGTAGATGGAGATCTCCTTATATTAGAAACTGTACCAACTTTATGTCTGAGAGTATTGGTATGAAAATCAATGGTGATTTTGCAAATGCTGATTTTACAGGAACTAATAATCTTGGGCAGGATTTAAAATCTATGGTATGTGATTCATTTACACAATATAATGAAAATGGAATTGGTGTTTCTTTATCAAATAATGCTTATGCTCAGTTAGTTTCTATCTTTACTATTGCATCTGATATTGGTATATCATGTGTTAGTGGAGGTCAATGTGATTTAACAAACTCTAACTCATCATTTGGTAATGTTGGATTGAAGGCAGATGGAGTTGGTGCTACAGAATTTACAGGATTAACTTTCTCTAATGTTGATGCAGAGAGTGATATATTCCCCGTGACTAATCTTAGAGATAGTATAGGCAGATTTAGAAAACCATTTGATGGTCAAGGTTTGTTCTTTAAAATTAATCTTGGAGATTATAATGATACTCCAGCAACAGGAGTTTTAACTGAACCAATGAAGTTAATTAGATCTATCAATGTTGTAGATGGTGGACTTCCAGGTGATTATATTGCTGGTGCTCCACCTATAGTAACTGTTCCAAATCCATTAGGACCAGAAGCAATTCCTGCAGAATTTTCTGCAAATGTAAGTGCTGCTGGAACAATTACATCTGTTGATGTTATTTCTAGTGGTAGAAATTTCTTACCAGATCAATCATTTAC